GATTACGATGTGAATGAATTACCGATGGTAACATTCCAAGTGCATGACAACGAACACTATAAGGATGTCCTACTGATGTTCACAAACCAAGCAAGAGAAAATGTTGAGGGTATTATCAAAGTGAAGAATTACTACTATGATAACCAAATATCCTTAATTGTAGACGGAATAAGAACCGTTGTTGCCTTGAAAGATTGGTTTGAAAATTTCAGCGACATTGAACTTGTATCTGTCGAAACGGTACAGGTCGTCAGTTTCTTCGGAGATATTGTCAATAAAGGCGATATGGATGTTGAATTTCTTTGCCCTAAATATGGAGATAATTTCTTCTAGTTTGATATAATTTATGTAGCGATAGTGAAAACCAATCCTGCTATCGCTTTTTTTATACACAAAAAAAGAGGGGGAATTTCTCCCCCTCTTCAAGCATACGTCCGCAAACCTATGCCCCAATTAATCATCGTATTTTGCCAATGCAGCAATCTTATCTAGCCGCTTCTTTAATTCCTTATTCTCTTTGACTAACTGATTGTAAGCATCGTCCTGTTTCGGAATATAGATTACTCTTCCCTCAACACCTGCTACCCAACCATCGCCAATATCATACCAAGTGTACTTACCATCGTCACTTGTTCCGTAAACGTTGTAATAGCCACTCATAGCAACACCGATTATAGCGCCATTTGGAGTGCTTCTAACGTTCTGTTCGTTTGTAAGTATATTTATTTGGTTTTTGCTCTTATCTTCGCCTGATGGCTTTATTTGACTCGGTGCAATCAATAAATACTGTGGTTGCCCACCTACTTCACTACATTCGGTATCTAGGTCGGTATAGTGATACGTTCTATATGGATAATTGTCGCACATGAAGTCCGATAATTCCTGCAATGAATTAATTGAATATCTAGTATCAAACTTTCCATTCCATACAGACCGACCATGTTCACCCGTGTACCAACTTGAATGAACGTAAATAACACCATCTTTGATGTCAGCTACTGTACACACATGGCAGTTAGACGTCCATTCGATTATATCCCCTACTTTTGCCTTGCTCTTATCGAACTTGGTGTAAGTCCATCCATTTATCAATCGTGTATGAAAAATACTTGCATTTGGAATAGATGAAACAGGATATGGAAGATTATTGATATATGTGAACCCCACCGCCATCGTAGTACAGTTCGCCAATCCGTTCCCTATTGTTGCATTTGGGTTATATTGTGTGTTCCAAAAGTAATCACTAAACTTGCCACCAAGACGAAAGTCATTGATGTTGTATTCAGCCATTTTTACCTATCTCCACACTATTAATATTGTTGGTTTTTATATCTTCATCTTTGACTGCAAATGTTTCCCTGATATTCTTAAAGGCTTTTGCTGATTGGATGCCGATTAAAGCTACTGCAATGAGTGTTAGAGCATCCGTGATGTTATAAGACTTATCCCCTACCGCTATCAACTGCATATCAGGAATGAGTGTTCCTGCATAGAAGAACATTAAGACACCGACGAAATAGATAGCATAATCAAATATGCCAAATATCAGTTCTTTCCAATCAAACGTCCCCTGTCTTCTTGTTGCCGAAATCTTAAAAAACGTCTGTGCCAAATAGATAAGCACAATAACCAAAACGTAAATCAAAAACTGTTGTAATGTTTCATTAATTATCATTTTCCAATTCCTCAATTCTGTTTCTTGCCCATACTCTTTGGGCAAGCGTTTCTCTATACTGCTTTGAATATTTAGCCGTGATTTTGATAACATCTGCAACCCATGTTAGCGGATTGCTTAAAGCCATGATTTCTTCAAAACATCGTGCCGTTATGTAGTCCGTAGAGTTTAAAAAAGACTTGAGTGATGCTATTTCTTTCAAGTCTTTTTTATGTTGTTCTTCATCCAATATTTCTTGGTATCGTTCTTGGTCGAAAATTAATTCATTTTTGCCCAATTTGTAAGCGTGCAATCGGTTTTCAGTTAAATCATATTCTTCTAGGTTTAATTCAACATAGTCTTTGACTGTTCCTGTATGTCTTATAATCGAAACATATCCTTGAGCATCGCATATTACTTGGTATTTCATAGTTCCGTATCACCTAAATAAATCGAACCTATCGGTGATGAACCATTATAAACATCACAATCTAGTTCGCCATAATAGACACCTGTTTTTTTGACAAGTGTAATTCTTGCTTTTCCGTTTCCTGACTGCACTCCACTTGATGTACTAGGCGAATAGGTCTGTCCGCCAATAGTGATTGACGGAACATTGATGACAGAGTTAGAACCACCGCCACCGCCATGCAGGTCGCTACCGCTTTGACCACCTCGATAACCACCGCCACCGCCACCTGTAGAGCCTTGACCGAATGTAGAGTTGTTATAGGTTGTTGTACCACCCGCAACACCTGCAATGTTGTTGTATTCGCCATTTTGATTCCATCGGTGTTGTGTTCCACCACCGCCACCTGCAATGATTAAAACTTTGTCTTGATTAGGTGTTAAGTTAGGAAGTGTTCCACTTGCCAAAGCGATATGCGATGCACCACCGCCACCACCTCTTCTTGTGTAGATGGTCAAACCGATATCCCACAAAGTATTAGGGTCATCATCATAGTAACCATAACCGCCACCATTGAAACCGCTATTGATTCCGCTTCCTGCACCACCTACACCAATATAGATAGTAGTGTTTGATTTAAGTTTGATATACCCTTTGGCATATCCACCTCGACCGCCACCTTTTCCGCTTTGGTAATCTCCACCTGATGCTCCCCATACTTCTAACTTATAGATTCCAGAGTTCTCTATTGTATAGTTCTGTATGCTGCCTAAATAAGAAAAATCAACATATTCATTTACATTCATGTTTCATCTCCTAACTTGTAGTGAAGTATAAAGTGTTTGGGTCTTTCACGGCGAGCTCATCATATTCGGCTTGAGATAAAACTACAATCCCTACTCCGCTTATTGCACTACCATCGCCTTTAATGACTCTCTTATCCTGTACAGATACAACACCATTCGCGCCTGTGGTGACAACATACAACAATAAATCTCTTGATGTTCCATTTCCGTTGATATTGTCACTCTGCATATTGGATGCAGTACGTTGAACAAACGAACCAATTTGACCATTAGGATTTGAAAGGTTTAAATTTGCACACAAATAGATGACGCTATTAGCAACAAGTGTTACAGACTCTAATGACATAACCCTGAAAAATGCACCGCCGATTACTGCCTGCGAACCTGCATTAAATGTGACGTTTAATGAGTCACTACTATATCCAAGTTCAAATTCGTCACCAATGCCCGCACAAATCGCATCCGCAATTCCTGTGCCATAAACGCCACCATCCATTTTTGGTGTAATTGGGTATGAACTACCCGTATCATGAAGTGTTTGTATAGCCATTTTTAGTCCTCCATTCTTTGATATACAAAGTTTGTGCTTGTTTTATAGTCGTCTAAAAGTTTATGTGGGCAATATGTTTTGTTGTCCCAATCATTGTGAAAAAATATCATGTCATTTGGAATTGCATAAGTGTCTTGCAATTGATGAATAAGGGCGATTGTATTATCAACCGCCCTTTCAAATAATTCGTCTTGCAGACTATCAACAATTTCAATTGCCACCGTGTATCGGCAACCCCAATCCTTGCCTTTGCCCGTATGGTAGACGGCGTAATCCAACGGCATTACCTGCCTTACTTCATCCCAATCTACAAAGTAATGAGTGCCTTGTGAAGTCTTCTGTTTTGTGTTCATATAGTCTTCCAATTCCTCGGCGTTCATTTCGTAGTTGTGAGTTTCGTGAATTGTAATTCCTTGGATGTCTTCTTCCTGTCTTGGAAATCCATATTGTTCATACTTATTAGGATTAATCATAGAATTGCCTTTCTTGTTAGAAGTTTTGTCAATGACGTTCTTACTTTTCCGCAGATAAAATGAACAGAAATGATATTGGTGTTGCTTTCTTTAGCAATTTCATATCCTGTTAATACTGTATTGAAGTAATCATCATTGTAGTAAACATCTATACCGCCACCTAATTTGAAATCATCAAAGTCATACAGGAAATTACGAATGATTAAATCATATTCCAACTTATGGTTGAACATAGTCGATGGCAAATTGTTTGCTACCAAGTCAGCTGCGTCGTCATCGCTGAATACAACATTTGTGTTAGTAATGTTAAAACGATTTGCCGTTGTGCTTGGATTTTCAACAATGCCATTCGTAGTTGCTACATAAGTCGTCCTATATGTCTTATCGGATGCAAAAATAATAAGCCTGTTTGTTTCCTCTATTTCAGTTATAGGTGTCATATTTTGAATGGCGTACATATTGTTTCCGACTTTTATAGATTGATACGTTGGCGTTTTTATATGAATGTAGTTTGTGCCACTTATATTTACTTCAAATACAAACATAATGCCGTACTTTTCATAACATTCATACATAAAGTCTTCCATATCCATAACGGTCATGTTTTCGTTGCCGTCTTCATCTAAATCAGTAGGAAGATTAATTGATGTAGCACCGACATAGTCAATTGTAAAGCCACCTAATCTTTCTGCTACAAGCCCATCGGTATATGTTGACTGATATATCTTGCCTTGCGCATATTGCCCTAGCAGATAGGCTAATTCTTCTTCTAGGTAAGTGCTAGGATATACGTTATATATCCACGTTCCTTTGAAGTACGATTGCATCTGTGAGCAGTTTAAAGTCAAATCTTCGATGGAATTGATAACACCGTTATAAAGGAATGTTCCCTTTGGGTCATACAATACGACTACATCACCCTCATTGACATTAGTTGGCATATCCATGACGTTTATTGTTGATGTTGACTTTGTCAGCAAGTCGGTACGTATATCAAATGTATCTACCACCATAAACGCTTTTGGTAATGCCGTTAAATCTAATTGGTCTTTAACAAAACACCTGTACTGATATATTCCGTTGGTGTCCATCAATCTTTGATAGATAGCAACTAAAGTAATATCAGCGGTGACCGTTATCGTTCTTGGGTTTTGAGTGTTCCCATCATCCCATCTTACAAATTCATAATCTGGAAATGGTCTAGCCCACAAGGTTGAAGTATAGCCACTATAATCATCGTTTACCGAAACATACACACTAGCATATTCGATGTTCGTAGAAACCGAAATATGCAGAAGCGAGTCTGCTTCAAAATATGCGGTGACAGATACATCTTCTGTCAAGTGAATGGTCAAAGGTGTAGAGAAGTATTCTCTATCGTTTACCACATACTTGACAAAATGATTCTGTGCATCTGGTATTACTGTGAATGTGACTTCGTTCTTATCGGTTGCCCTATTGTAAGAAATAGCACCATCACCATCGACATCGGTTGTAACTGTGTATATCGGCTCAAACCTTGCTTCAATAGTTGAATCCTGAATAAGTGTGTATGTAAAGGATGTACTACTGCTTAATTTCAGCGAATTAGAATACCAACCGATGAATTGAGCATCCACATTTGGTGATGCGGTTAGGTAAATTTTATTGCCATTGTCGGCATCTCTTGTATAGGATGCAGAACCTAGATTTGAGTCATAGGTTAAAGTAATACGGAATAGGACTTCGAATACCGCTACATAGTTGTAGCCATTTCCAAATTTTGCTACAAGTTCGTAAGCCATATTATTCTCCTACTTCAAATGTATAAGTTGCATCTGTGGACAACATTGTTCCGTTTTCATCTTCCCATCTCAAGAAACGATATATTTCATCGCTCGGTGTTGCGGTCAATGTTGCATTTGAATGGTAACGATAGTTACCTGTTCCGCTGATTGTTCCGCTTCCTGTTGGGTCTACTGTCGCATTGACAGGTATCATAGTACGATAGTCAATGTCGCAAAGGATTGGTGATGTTGCAGGAACTGATGTATTTACAGGCAATATCTGTTCTGTTCCGCCATTCTCTATTGGATATGTTAAGTCTAAAGATATATCTATTTCAGTTGGAGTAGTTAAAGCATAATAAGTTGTAGTTCCATCTGTAATTACTGATGTATCATCTTCATCACCACTTTGATATGCTCTACTTCCTATCCTTGTTATTGCCTTACTTTCAGTTAATTCATCATATACACTACCAGCACTCTTCATTCCTGTTGGGAAGTAAGTAGATATAGGCAAGGATAGAGTGCCTAATTCTGTTGTTTGGTCGCTTTTTGTTGTCTTTAACCCTGTTCCATTAAAAGATATTAATGAGCCTTGAGTGTATGCAAAATATGGAATATTGCCTAAATGACTTGATAACCAACTCTCAACTTCTGCGGTAGTAGTTAGGTTGTCGATGCCCATTAAGGTGAGGTCAAATACCATAAAATTCTTATAGTTTAAAACATCACCACTTTGCCCAGAATAATAACCTGCAATAGCATAATATCCACTTGTGTTATTTGTTGGGGTCAAAATTGCTGAATATAAAGCATATGCGTCTGTTGTTGTTGGTTGTACTATGACATTTCCTACCTGTAAAAATAACTGTCTGCCAGATACACCTTTCAATGTTGCACAAATATAATATTTATGGTTAAAAACAATATCTATGGCTTGTCTAATTCTACTTAAACCATTACTGCTTAATGTCAATGTTCCCTCGTTATTAGAAACAGTGAAAGACGCATTTGCGCTTACTTCCCAGTGTGATGTATCAGCAAAATTACCATTCTCTACTAGCTGATTAAACGATATAGTATTACCTTTAATATCAACTAATGTTCCTGTGCCATCGTATTGGACAGGCACTTCACGATAATTAAATTCTTGATTTGTTAAACTATCCATAAATTACCCCCTATACTGTGGCATAAGAATTTTTGAAGCGAATAGATACATAGCCGTCGAATGTTTCGATATTCCCACAAGTGAAATTAAAGATGCTCTCACCTACTCTAAACTTGCACCAAGTAAGATAACTTGCACCATTTCTTATAGTGAAGTCCTGATACTGTTCGGGATTTGTGATTGCACTTCCGTTACGTTCAAGATACATACTTTCTGTTCTTTCAATGCTATCAAGCATTACATAATCATATGTGCCGTTGATTTTGCAGATACCGTATTGTTCACCCCTTTGAGTGATTGTAAACTGCGGATTTTGCACTTCACCGTTTATCTCAATTA